GGTGGGGGGGTGTCTTGGGCGTCGTCGGCGGCTGTTGGAGGAGGAGCGGGGATGCCGAAGCTGACGCCTGGGGGGAAGAAGACGGCTGTTGCGGCTGTTGAGTCGAAGCTGAAGGCGGAGTACCCGAAGGATCCTGGCGCTGTTTATGGGACGTTGAACAAGGCTGGCTTGATGCGGGGGAGCAAGGTGACGGCGAAGGGCCGCAGGGCGGCGAAAACCAAATGAGCACGCCGGTGGCGGGCCCGTTGGCGACGACGCCTTTGCATGTTGCCGCGGGGGACGTTGCGGTTTGGTGGAACGATCCTGGTGGGACGTGGGAGAGTGTGCCGCTGGGGGTGCCGGGTCCGGCGGGGCCAACGGGGGCGACCGGATCGCCGGGTGCGACGGGTGCGACCGGTGCGACCGGGGCCGCCTCGACGGTGCCGGGGCCAACTGGTCCCACGGGTGCGACGGGTACGGGGGGCACGGCTGGTGTGGCCGGTCCCACGGGCGCAACTGGGGCAACGGGCAGTGCGGGCGCGCCGGGCGGCGTTGGCGCTGCTGGGCCGACCGGGCCGACCGGGGCGACGGGCGCGACGGGGGCCACTGGCGCGGGGTCGGGCAACGTGACCGGTCCGGCGACCTGGACGGTTGGGTCGGTGCCGTATGCGGGTACGACGGCGGCGCTGGCCGAGGACAATCCCAATCATTTCTGGGACGGGGTGGGCCACAGTCTTGGGCTCGGCACGACGACGCCGATCGGCAGGGCGACGGTATCGGGAGCTACACAGGGCGTCTCGACGATCAACACGGCGGGCAGCCTCGCGGGGATGCTGGTGCTCGACGATACCGGCGCTGGCGTCGGCGCTGGCGGGACGATCCTCTTCACCGGCAACACCAAGGCTTATCGCTTTGGCGCGATCAGGGGCTACGCGACGAGCGGCGGGGGTAATTCGACCGGCGACATTACCATCTCGACGCGGCGCATCACGACCGACACGACGTTGACGGAGGCCGTGCGGGTACAGGCCAACGGGTTTGTCGGCGTTGGCACGCCGGCTGGTACGAGCCAGGTGCCAAGCAAATTCGTCGTCGCCACCAATACCGTCGTCCTGCCGGTGCCGCCCGTTGGCACGCTTGTCCAGATCGGCGCGGCCGACACGACCATCAGCCGTGTGCTGATCGACACGTTCGCTAATGCCGGTGCGGTCACCTTCCGCCGGGCGAATACGACGGCGCTAGCGCCCAGCGCGCTGGCGGCGAACGATCTCATCGGCGGGATCAACGCGACTGGCTACGGCACGTCCTACGGCAATGTCAGCACGGCCTCGATGGGGCTGTTCGCCTCGGAGGCGTTCACCGCGACCGCGCAGGGCAGCTATATCACGCTCAACACGACGCTCAACGGCACGATAACGCCGCTGGAGCGGGTGCGGGTTTACAACGACGGCGGGGTGACGCTGGGGGCGCCGACCGGCGGCGACAAGGGTACGAATACGCTCAATACGGGGGGCGCGATCTTCCAGAACAACGTGCCGGTCCTGACCGCCAACCAGACGATCACCCTGACGGGCGACGTGACCGGCAGCGGGACGACCTCGATCGCCACCACCCTGGCGACCGTGCCGGTTGCCAAGGGCGGCACCAATAAGACGAGCTGGGTGGCGGGCTCGGTCGCATTCGCGGCGTCTACGACGGCACTCGGCGAGAACAACGCGGCCCTCTTCTGGGACAACCCCAACGGCAGGCTCGGCGTCGGCACGGCGACCCCGCGCGGAACCCAGGAGATCTCGTCACCATCAGCGCCGTTATTCATCATGACCGACAGGTCCGGCGCGACCGACGCCAAGGCCTACGACTGGCAGGTGACCGGCGGGCAGCTCCAGGGGCGGTGCGTCAACGACGCCTACTCGACGGCCAACCAGTGGGTCACGGTGACGCGCAGCGGTGCGGTGCCGACCTCGGTGACTTTCCCGGTCTGCCCGGTGGCAGTCGGGACAGGAAACGCCATTGGCAAGCTGACTGTGACCGGGGCCGGGCAGGGAACCGCGGCAATCAACACCACCACGATCGGCAATGCCTCTTTGCTGCTCGACGATACGGGGGGCGCTGCCGGGAACGGCGGCTCGATCATCTTTAGCGCCAATTCCCAAGGCTGGCGCTTCGCCAGTATTCAAGGGGTGGCGACCAACGGCACGAGCAACACCCAAGGCAACATCAGTTTCTCGACACGGCGGGCCGTGACCGACGCGACGCTGACGGAGAGCGTGCGGATTGATCCAAGCGGCAACCTCAGTGTTGTCGGCAGCGGCAGTCTGGTTGCCGACAGCGCCGGTGCGCCTGCCACAAACCTGTTACAGCCATACAGTGTCTATGGTGGGTCTTACTCCTCCACCGGCATTTTCGGGTACAATTGCTACACCGACAGCTCGTCAGCGACCCGCGCCCGGGCAACAGGGTTTTGCTCGCAGTGGAATGCGGACCCCAGCTCTGGGCAGTTGACGCTCAACATCACGGCGGCCTCGACAACCGCCGGCGCGGTGCCGGCTTTTACCGCGCGGATGGCGCTGCTGGCAAACGGCACTTGCTATAACCAGACCGGCTCGTGGTCGGCACTCTCGGACGCCAGCATCAAGTCCGACGTGCAGCCCTATGAGCGCGGCCTCGACGCGATCATGGCACTGGAGCCGGTCGCCTACCGCTACAACGAGAAAAGTCCCTTCTACAATTCTAGCGATCCGGTGCGGTACGGCCTCGTCGCCGATCAGGTGCGCCCGCATGTGCCGGAAGCGGTCGGCACCTACAGCCATAAGGTCGGCGACAAAGAGAAAGGGGTCGATCTGGCGACGCTCGACCCGACGCATCTGGTGTATGTGCTGATCAACGCGGTGAAGGACCTCAAGGCCGAGGTTGATGCGCTGAAGGCGGCGGCGTGAAAGGCTTTTTCGCCTTTTTGGTGGTCTTTGCCTTTATCACCGGTGCGCGCGCGGATATGTACCCGGACGCGTCCAACGCCAAGCTGCCGGACGCGAGAACCAATATGGCGATTGCGCCGCATGTCGCCACCAACGCGGCGCTGCTTGCGGCGTCCACGGTGAATTACCCGACTGGCGTTTGGCGCGACACGTTTGGGACCTCGCCGCCAAATAACGCGCCTCCAGTGTGGTATCTGCCGAGCAACAGCCTCTGTTCGCTCGCCGCTGGCGCTGGAGACAACGGGGCTCAGGTTAAGTCGTCAGACGGCAAGTGCTGGATAGCGCAATTTTCCGCAGCGGGCGTTGATGTCGGTGAATGGGGGGCTATTGGCGACGGCACGACTAACGATACGGTGGCGTTCCAGTCCGCGCTCGACGGCAGCGCAGGCCATTATATCCTGCTGGGCGTAGGGCGCAGTTATTACATCGGGTCGGTTACCATCAAGGATAAAACAACCCTCAAGGGCACATTTGGCAATATCGGAGCGCCAAACTATCACAATGTGTTTTATGATTTCTCCACGACGCCGTCGATCCGTTTGGTAGAGCCGGGGGGGACTATTACCACCGGGAATAGCTCCACGATCGACGGAGTGCTTATTTATCGCGCTGGCATGACGTTCCCAGCCGCGAACAGCTCTGCATTTGCTGGTACTGCGATAACCGTAGCCGGCGATAGTTTTACCATGAGAAATTCCCTGGTCATGGGGTTCAACCTCGCCATCAGCAGCGGCGCGGGTGCGAACGGCTATGATAAGGGGCTGATCGAGGACTGCAGCTTCGACAATCAATCAAACATTTCGATCAACTTTTCAGCAGATACCTGGAAAATTCACGCCATCCACGCTTGGCCTTGGGCGACCTATACGCCAACCGCGAGCGATGCTGCGCTGGTGCGGACGGGGACAAATTTCCAAGAGTCCAACTCTAACGACGCCGCGATCATCACTGACTATCTTGCCTTTGGTTATGCGACGAGCTTCAGCTTTGTCGCTAATCAGGGGGCGATCTGCACGAACTGCGATGCGGACGGGCGAAACACGCAGGTCGGGTCGATCGGGTTTAGCATCACCGGGGCGAATGGCCAGGCGACACTGGTCAACCCGTCGATTTATGGGCGGGCCACGGGCATCTATGTCAACCACACAGGGGGAATCGCCGCTCACGTCAATATAATGGGCGGAACGCTGGCGAGCGCACCGACGACCGGTATCAATGTCGATACGGGATCGGCCGGTTATCTCTTGATACGCAATTTCGACATGGGCGCTGTTCAAACGGCAATGGAGGTCAACTCGGCATCTGAAGTTATTTCGATGGCTAGTAGCCACATCGGAACAGCGGTCAACGCGGTGCCGATCCACGTTCCTGGCGCGACCTCGAAGATCTTCCTTGGCCCCGACAACGTCTTTGGCGATCCGGTGACCGATGCGGGCCGGTCGATTATGACCGCGAACGCAACCGCGCCGGTGGTTGCCAGCGGGACGAGCGTGTCGCTGCCGCCGGTAGGCAACGTTTTTACCGTTTCAGGCACCGCGACGTTTCAATTTGTCAATGGCGAATGGGCGGGCCGGGTGGTGACGCTGGTGTTTCAGGGTGCTGCGACAGTGCAGAACACGACGGGCGGTGGGTTTGGGACAATTCAGCTTAATGGCTCGACCAACTATGTGGGTTCGGCGGGCAGCACGCTGACATTGGCCTCAAACGGCGGCAATGGCTGGTTCGAGATCGGGAGGATGAAACCCTGATGAGCCTAGATGACGGGCTCATCCGCCTGCCGCACAACGGCTGGGCGCCGCGCCCGTATCAGCGCAAGCTGTGGAATTACCTGGAGAAGGGCGGCAAGCGCGCGGTCGCGATATGGCACCGGCGGGCGGGCAAGGACGAGGTGTGCCTGCACTGGACGGCGACGGCGGCGCATACGCGGGTGGGGTGCTACTGGCACATGCTGCCGGAGGCGAGCCAGGCGCGCAAAGCGGTGTGGGACGCGGTGAACCCGCACACCGGGCAGCGAAGGATTAACGAGGCGTTCCCGCGTGAGCTGCGGGAGTCGACAAGAGAAACCGATATGGCGATCCGCTTTAAGAGCGGTAGTTTATGGCAATTAGTCGGTTCTGACAACTTTAATTCTTTGGTTGGCTCGCCGCCGATTGGTGTTGTCTTTAGCGAGTTCGCGTTGGCCGATCCGAGCGCGTGGGGTTATTTGCGGCCGATCCTCGCTGAGAACGGCGGCTGGGCGCTTTTCATTACAACACCCAGAGGCAGAAACCACGCCGCGACATTTTACGAGGCGGCGCATCAGGACCCGACCTGGTTTAGCGAGCAGTTGCCGGCGACGGACACGTCGGTCTTCACTTGGGATCAGCTTGAAATCGAGCACCGTGAGCTGCTGCGGGAATACGGCCCCGACGACGGCGAGGCGCGGTATCGGCAGGAGTATCTGGTCAGCTTCGACGCCGGCGTCATGGGGTCCTACTACGGCAGCCTGATGGAGGCAGCCGAGAAGGAGAAGCGGATCACCAAGGTGCTGCACGATGCGCTGTTGCCGGTGCATACGGCGTGGGATCTGGGGATCGGCGATGCGACGGCGATTTGGTGCGTGCAGCTCGTAGGACAGGAAATCCGGCTGATCGACTACATCGAAAATTCGGGTGTCGGGCTCGACTGGTACACGCGGGAGCTGGATCGGCGTCCGTGGAAATGGGGCGAGCACATCCTGCCGCACGATGCCGAGGCGCGCGAGCTGGGGACCGGCCGCAGTCGGCTCGAGGTGTTGCGCAGCTTGGGTTTTCACCGCACGCAGGTGATCCCGGCGCAAAAGGTCGAGGACGGGATCAACGCGGTGCGGACGATGCTGCCACGGATGTGGTTTGACGCCGAGAAGTGCGCACGGGGCGTGAGCGCCTTGCAGAATTACCGCCGGAGCTGGAACGACGGTTTGCGGACCTACAGCGACCGGCCGCTCCACGATTGGACGAGCCATGCCGCGGACGCGCTGCGGTATTGGGCGCTTGGCAATGTGCGCAACGCCGGCAGCGCCCGGCCGATCAAGTACCCCGATTTGGCGGTCGTCTAAGGAGACCTGCGATGAGCGGATATTCGCGGTGGATGGAAAAGAACTTTGTCGGTGGCACGTTCCCGCCGGAGCACCGCGCCGTTGCCACGATCAGCGGCGTCGGCACGGTAGGTCAGGTGCTGACGGCGACGCAGGGGGTGTGGACCAACGCACCGAGCAGCTACGCCTATCAGTGGACGAGCGCCGGGGCGAATGTCGGCACCAATACTTCGACCTACACGCTGGCGGCGGGTGACAGCGGTCATCTGATGCGTTGCACCGTGAGCGCGGTCAACGCCGCCGGCACGACGGTTGGCCCGCCGTCGGACCCGATCAAGTGTGCTTAAAGGGAACCAGTTTTTTGCCGTGGTTTAAGGATGGAGGAAGGCATATGAGCGACTTTGGACGATTGCAGGAACTGGCTCGCGCGGCTGGGGTTCAGGTCAACCCGCCGAGTGTTGTCGATATCCCGATGGTCTCGCCCGAGATGGCCGCGGTCGGCGACACGTTGAGCTGCACGATGGGGAATTGGAACGGCGAGCCGACCGAATACGCTTATCAATGGCTGAGCAACGGCATGGATACGACCGCGACGGGAGCCAGTTATAGTATCCCGCCGGGTGATGATGGGCATGTCATCACCTGTGTGGTGACGGCGACCAATGGGGCCGGGTCGGCTTCGGCATCGCCCTCGAACGCGGTTACGGTGACAGCGACGCGCGCGGCGCCGGCAAAGAAGGAGCCCGAGCCGGTGCACCATCCAGATGCTCATAGCGACGCGCGCCGCAAATGAGTGTCTCCGACGCGATCCGCGCCCGTGCGGTGGAGGAACAGGTCGCGGTGATGAAGGAGCAATTTGCTGAAATGCAGGAGACTTTTTCCAAGATCGAACGCAAGAGCGCTGAACTCCTGGACGCCATTGGCGGGCTGCAGAACCAGATCAACACCCTTCGGGCCAAGACCGGTGCCGCCGCTCGATAGCGGTCTCTTTCCGAGCATGAGCGACGATCCTGGGCCGATGCGGTCGCGTGTTGCCCGCCGCGACCCCAAGAAGCTCATGGCTAAGGATGAGTTGCAGGACATCATCCGGCGCGAGCTTAACCAGGCGATCGGCGCGGAGAACGGCAAGCTCAGCAATGAGCGCCAGTCGTTGATGGCGGCTTATCAGGGGCAGGAATTTGCCGACCCGCCGCCGGGACAGAACCGCTCTCGGGTGGTCATGCTGACGGTGCTGGAAACGGTCGAGTGGGTATTGCCAGCGTTGCTGCGCATCTTTACCGCGAGCGACACGATCGCCAATCTGGAGCCGATCCAGACGCGGATGAACCCGCCTCCGACACCACCCGGCATGCCGCCGCCGCTCGATCCCGAGGAGGCCGCGCGGCAGGCGAGCCTTTATGTCAATCATGTATTCAACGTCGATAATGACGGTTTCCTGATCCTGCACGATTGGTTCAAGGATGGGCTGCTGCAGAAGCTCGGTTGGGTAAAACGCTGGTGGTCCGAGGAGCAGATCCGCGAGACCAACACCTTCACCGGGCTGACCGAGGACGAATACAACGCCAAGCTCGGCGCGTTGGACGATCCCGACGCCAGCGCCGATGTCGAGATCCTCGAGGAGCATTCCTACCCGGCACCGACGCCGTCGGGCATGGGTGAGGACGCGCCGCAGCCGCCAC